ACCAGTACCTAAACCTTTACCAGTTACGCCACCGGTATCTAGTTTTAAATCAAATTTAATTCCTTGCGCATATTTAGTAGCGTCAAATTTGGCTAGTTTCTTTTCAAACGCATTTAATACCGCACTCGCTTTATCTAACGATTCAGCAGTATTACGTCCCCAATCTTTCATAGCGTCGTTGCCGGAGATATATCCCAATCCCTGAACCACTCTTGCCATAATAGAAAGTAAGCCAATTAATCCATCAGTAACTATTATAACTATTTGTACTACGTCCACCATTACATTTATAAACTTAGCAAGCGCATTAACCATTTGTTGAACTGCTTTAGGGTTGGCTAATAAGTATTTAGTAAATTTATCTAATACGGGTAATATAAGTTGATTAATAAAGTTAATCATGTATTGAAATATTGGCATAAGAGCCGTACCGATTGCTTCTTGCGTATTTTTTAACGCAACTCTTAAACGATTCATTTTGCCAGTAAAGGTATCTGCTTGCTTTTCCGCTTGACCTTTAAAGATACCTGATAACTCAGTTGTCGCTTTACCAAAATCTTGAGTTTGAATAGTTGTTTCAGATAAACCAGTTTTTAATCTTTGTAATTGACTAAAGTTTCCGTTATATGCAGATCCCAATGCGGTTGCTACTGTTAATACATCATCACCCGTACCGGCTGAAATATCTAATGCGAGCGCAAGCAGTTTTTGAGAATCTGCAAGGTTTCTTGTTTGACGTGCTAACTGATCCATAGCCGGACGTAATTGATCGTCCATAATGCCGGTTGCTAAACTTAATTTAACTATGTAATCCTGAACCCCTTGTGCGGCTTCATCAGTTGCGCCGGTTACGTTTTTTAAAGTTAGATTTAATCTAGTGATTGCTAATTGTTGTTCTGAGGCGGCTTGAACTGCTTTAACTGCAAACGCCGTAATAGCGGTGGCGGCTAATGCAAAAGCGGCAACTGCTACACCTGCGGCAACCTTTGCTTTACCAGCAAACTTTTCCATTCCAGTTGCTGACGAAGCGGCGTGCTTATTTAATTCTTGCATCTTTCCGGATAACTGAACTAAACCTTCTTGCGCACTTTTAGTGTCGGCGATAACTTTAAAAACTAAATCTTCAAAATAATTTGATCCAGCCATTAGTTACCTCCTATCTTTTAGGTTGAAATCCAGTTCCTTCAAATACTTGTTTTAATATTGTGTCGTAAGCACCCATCCTGCGTAATCCATCTACCGCCGGTTTAAAATATGGATAACCTTCTCCCGGCGAGAAACTTGATCCGTCGCTTTTCTTTTTCCAACTATAAACACCAAATTCAACATCTTTAGCGTAAGGCGCAGTTGGTCCAACTACTACTTGGTATTTATCAAAACCTAATGGGCGACCGGATGAAGTAATTGAGTTTCTTAAAAGATTTGTTACTCGGTTCGGTCCCGGTCCAGTTCCCGGTATGTGAGGCTCTCCTCTTTTATGCGAACCCGTTGAAGCATTTATTTTTGCTTGACGTTCAACTGCCGCACCAATTTTTAATGCCGCTTCTTTTGGTTTTGAGCGAGCGTCGTTAGACAGTTTACCGATCTTTTTAGTGAAATCGTCAAACCCGCTAAGTCCTGCCATTTTGTTGCTCACTCATTTCTATCTTTGCTTCCTCAACAGTTTTAGAAATACCTAATAACCATTCAAGTAAGATTGCTGGTTGTTCATCTACCTGAGTAGGCGTCCAACCAAATCTTTCCGCACATAAATAGTAAAAGAATTCCTCATCCGGATAATCTAAATTATCTGCACGAGTACCGGTTTTAATAAAAAACTTTAACCGGTCTAATTGTCTTTTGGGCTATTCTGATCTCCGCTATCTGATCCAAATCTAGGAAACAGTTGTTTCTGAGCCTCTTCAGCCTCTTTAGCCAAAGCGTCGTAATCATCAATAGATAACTCATCTAATGAATTAATTTTTACGCTAGGAATAATTAGATCGAATGACCATTCCTCAATCAACATAGCCAACATGCCATCAATAATTTTTAAGCCGGTAGCAATACCTACATCATCATTACCGACAGATAATAAAACTTTTTTACGGTCTTTATGTTTTAAAGTTTTTACATCTCTAATTGTTGCCGTATTACCGCTTGGTAACTTAACTTCTTTACTCATTTTGAACCCTCCTATGGTTGCCTTCCAATACTAGCAAAAAGACCGATAGGGTGCGACGTGTCGGGAAGGCGGGCGACTAATCAACACCCTATCGGATTTCTATTTTTAGGCGTATGTACCGCTAGCCTTTGCGTTTTGTAGCGTCCACTTGATCGAAGAATAACCGGTTGAAGCGTCAGTTGTATTTGCTTGTGCGTTAATATCACAAGTAATCTGAACAAAGTCAGTTGAACGATCAATATTTGTTACTACGTAAGCACCCTTAGTCAAAGTTGCTTGAACTTGTGTAAGAGTAGCACCTGCTCCAGTTGTCCAGTTCAAAACGATTGCTGGTTGAGTATTAGATAGGAATCGAGTTAATTCCGTATTATCTTCCATTACAAAAGTAATGCTTCCGCTAGTGGTTAGCGCACCAACAAAAACTTGATAAGGATTTTGAGTATTTGAAATACCGTAAATAGGTGTTACCGGACGAGTCATTGTGATTGATCCGCTAATTGAGTTAGATACTGAAGATCCACCGATTGATACTGTACCTGTCCATACCTGAGTTGGCAGTACGGCTGAGAATGAAGGAGTTGGCGTTGAAGCGGTTGCTGATTGCCATCCTGTTCCCTTTGCGGTGTAAGCCAATAATCCGTCTGATGAGAAGTTAAGAGTAAAGTCGTGAATCTGAACTCCCGCATAAGCACGAACTGCGGCGGCATAAAAATCAGTAAGAGTAAACGAACTTGGTTGAGCGTCCGCACCCGCTACTGCTGAATTCTTTAATGTAATTGCGTGGCTATAAGGCGCAGTTGAACCAGTAACGGTATCTGTTCCTAATAGACCTGTAAGGGCATAACCGATTGTGTCGGCAAACACATCTCCACCAAAATCAATGGTTGAACGTGTACGACCTTGTAGGTAGTTATATGAATTTACGATAGAGCCACGTAGTCCCATATCGTATAAAGGATCGATTACATCTACTGGCTTAAAAGATGAAGCCAATACTGGGATGAAATCGGTTGGTTGTACTGCTGTTCCTTTGGTAACTTCTTTAGCGATACCGAGGTAACTTCTTACGGAATTTTGTACGCTCATTTATTCACTCTCCTGCGGTTTTGTCTGAATCAGACGGTTGGATTTTTGCGTTTGGCACTACCGCAGGTGCGGAAGGCTTTTTGCTATCGGAAGCAGAAACTACTCCACTTGCCGAAAACTCGGTTGGGGCTTCGAATGTTTCGCCCGGCTTTACTGTAACTCCTATTGTGGGAAAGGTTCTTTCATCCGTTCCCTCATATCGGAAGGTTGCCATTTTATCTCCTATGCTTGGATCATTTCGGTTACGATAAATCTAATAATTGCTTGGGTTTCAGTTACTCCACCGTCGCTTGTTGCTGGTTCGCCATAATTAGTATTTATAGCAGGTTCAGCACCTTGCCAAACAATATTTCCGGACGTATCCCCAAAGTTATGATCAGCCCGTAAATAATCTTTTATAGCGTCAATTAAAGTATCAAAATCATTCATAGCCAATTCAGCAGTTCTTTGTGATGAATGATGATACACCTGTAACACAATTCCATAGTCCACACGTTTCCAACCGGAATGTGCGCCACCAATAGCAATACGTGATTCGGTTTCGTTTTCAATAAATATTACTACTGCCGCTCTCGATAACACGCCCGGCATAGCATTCACTTGAAAGTTAATACGCTTAGGAAACGAAGTAAATAATTGATTTAAACCGGTAATAAATCCGTTTTGTAAATAGGTGGCAATTTGTTGCCGAACCGAAGCACGGCTCATTACCTGATTCTCCGGTAAGGCTTTAATAGTTCCATAGCCATAGCCATATCTTGTCCCATGTTTTGAGAATTAGGAAACGCAACGGTTGGCTGAGATGTAACCGCCATAACCATAGCCTTATCTCCACGCTCTTTAAGCATAGCCGTAGTAACCAAAATTGCGGCTTCTTTAATTGCTGGAGGAAGCGCACTAATAGATGTTCCGGAAACGTGGGTATAAAGTAAAGGTGAAACTAATTGAACAGTTTTAGATCCAAATGTATATGAACTACTAATTGTAACGTTTTCGCTATACATTCCATCATAAATTTTTAATTGAACGCCGGCACGAAACCCAGTTGCGTCAGTTACGGTTAATACTGAACTTGTAGCCGTTGCCGTAGCAATCGTTGAGTTTGGATAACCGTTTTGATAGGTGTACTTCAAATATACCTCTAATTGAGGCGTAGATGGCAATCCTAGCCCTAATGGTCCTTGTGATGA